TTGTTGGGTGTCAGGTACAAATTTCATATTATTGAATAGTTCCAGTTACGCCATTGATAGTTACTCTGTCACCCTTTTTTAAACTACCACTTTGTATTGCTTTTTCTACATCTTGTTCTGAAGAAAAATTCTTTCCACTTTGAGGTGCTTCAGGTTTAACAAGTTTTTTAGCAATATCGGCAGGAACTTCACGACCTTGTGACATATATGCGTTTTTAACAATGCTTTGGGCTGTGTTTCTTAAGTTTTCAGCTTGTTTATCTAACGCTTTATTTGTAAACAACAAAGAAGATGGATTTGTTGGGTCACGCACAACTTTTTGCAAAATTGCATAATCAGGGCCGTTTAATACACCTAAGTTATATGCTTCTTTAGCTTGCAACATCATATTGTTATATGCGTTACCCATTTCCGCCCTTTTATCAGGGTTAGCAAAATCTACGGTTGAAAAGTTTTTAATTTTTGCTTGGTAATCAGTAATTGCGTCACTTAAATTAACAGAACCAGTAACTTGTTTATTAAGCGCTTCAGGCAATGGTTTTGCTTTTGCAGCTAAAGGCTGTCCATCAGGCCCCATTAATGGTGTTGCAGTACCAGCCTTTGTATTAATTAACAATGGGCCTTCAGCACTTTCATAGATTTGACCAGCAGTAGGCATTTGTGATTTAGGAATTTTAGAAATAACCTTGGTAGGGTCTAATGGGTCACGCAACTCAATAGCTGTGCCTGTATCAATTTGGATAGGTGCACGATATTTAGCAGGGCCTTGACCTACTATTTCATCTTTTCCTGTTGCTGGATTGTAGCGTTGGAAAACATCACCTTCACTTAGTTTTTGCCCTTTAAGCATTTCTGCTAATTGTGACCTAACTAATGGATTTCTTGACTCCATACCAAGTTGATAAGCAGCCATACGATTGGGTGCTTGACCTTGTACCATTTGCGGTGCAATATTTCCACCATCCATCATTGGCCCAGCTTGTTGAACCATTTGGTCAGGAGTGCCGTATTGCAATTCTGCAAATCTATTTAAATCAGCAATTTCTTTTTGACGCAATGCTTGGGCCATTGACAGTTCTTTTTTGTCAATATCTTTAAGTTCTTTTTCGCCAACATATTGTTGGGCCATATTTCCTAAAAATTCCCAAGGACTAGCGCCAACATAAATATTGCCAATCATCTGGCCTTGTGGGGTTTTTTGACCTCTTTGAACAAGCATTTCTGCCATTCTGCGCTGGCGTTCAAATCCAGCAAGTTCTGGATTAGCCAATAATTGTGTTAAATCAGTAGCCATATTTATCCTTAACTCATTCCGTATTTAAAACCAGCGTTAGCCAAATTAAATAAGCCACTTATCATTGAGTTATTTCTTGCATTTGTAGCGTTGGCGTTAGCTTGTTGAGATTGATTTGTAAGCCCCATTGCGCTTAAAAAGTCTGTGCCAGGTATTGTATTTGTAGGCGCATAAGTAGGTGTAGAAAGATTTTTTAACCCTTGTGCAACTTGCAAAGGAGTCATGTATTTCATCATTTCTTGCGTAAACGCTTGGTTTTGCGCTTGCATACCAAGTCCTTGGTTTCTATATTGCTGATTAAACGCAAGTTCATTAGCTGACATATTTTGTACATTGGTACGCAATGGCTGATTAAATGATTGTTCTTGACCAGCAAGGTTTAGTCCAATTTGTTGTGCGCCTTGACCAAATGCTTGTTGATTAGCCCGTAATCCTGTATCCATACCACCAACAATGGCGCTAGTTCTTGCATCATTTTGTTGTTGTGCTAATAATTGTTTGGCTGTTTCATAAGCCCTAGTACCAGGCACAATACCTTGATTAGCTAACTGGGCATCTGAAGCCTGTGATTGACGCTGTAAAGCAGGGTCAAGCCTACGCATAATGGCAGCTTCGTATGTTTCGCCAGGGTTAATACCATAAGAAGGCAATTTAGATTGGTCAATTTGCGTATTTACATTGTATTTAGGCAAATCAATTAACTGTGTAGCAGGGTTAAATTGCTGTTGGTTTAAGCGTGAACCGTAATAGTTCATTGCTGGCATATCACCAGCGCTGTTAAATGTAGGTGATTGAAACGGTGTACCGTATGTAGCTGCTAATTGACCGCCTTGGGCATTAATAGCATTTTGTACAAACGGTGCAGCCGTTGTGTTCATGGTATAAGTAGGGTTACCATACTGGTCAGTACCAGTTTGAACATAGGTAGAGTTACCATAAGGGGTAACTTGGTTAATACGATTATTGGCAGCATTAGCAGCAGTTGTTTGCTGCGCTGCACTTGTATAGTCTGGCGTTGCCACAGTCTGAGGACTGCCAAACAATGTATTTGTAATTCCGCCTAATATTCCGTTGTTGCCACCCATGTCAAACTCCTTGTAGAGTCGTTTTAATGTCTAATTGACGACATTGTTCACGCCTCATTGCTAATATAACCAAATCCCCATCTTCGTGGGCATCTTCGATATACGCTTTATCTACAAAACCAAGGTGTCGGCTAAACTTTAATGAATCCTCGTTATTAGAGGAAATCGTGATAAGTATAACGCTAACTCCTAGTTTATTAAAGGGATAATCAAAGATTGCCCATAAGAAGTCTTTGGACATCCAATTTTCACCTACCGAGGCAATGTGGCAAACACACGACTTTGTGCGAAAGCCACAATACCCTACTACTGCTGCTAAATTACCGTCTTTTTCCTGCCCAATACAAGTGGTATTCTCTGGCAATTTCTCGCCCAATTTATTACCCAGCCAAGCACGCATATGGTCTTGGTCAGCAGTAACAACTTGCCTCAGAGAACACCCCCTCTTTCCATTACATAATCTGTAGAAGCCCAATGTACATCAATCCCTTGGGAAGCTATCTTCATAGCTACACCACCTGAATAGCCAATACCTGTAACGCCTTGCCATGACTTAGTAATAGACAATGTGCCACCCCATTGGGATTCATCCCAAATAGCGTTATCCCATGAACCAATTTGTGCGTTTTGGGCATTAAATGACACAGTTCCTAAATCGTTTTGAGTGGCAAAGTCCACATTTATGCCTACTAAAACGCCAGGTGTTCCATTATCTGTTTGAAATATAGGGCGAATCATAGTAAAGCGCTTTAACTGACCTCTAGCGTCAAAGTAACTATATGCTTGTTGGGCTTCTGCATTAATGTTGCTACCATTGTCTGAATAGGCGTTCCAAAAATTACCTACAAAGCCTGTAGAACCAAAGTACATTTGGTCATTAGACAATTCCCAACAATTAGCATTAATGTCGCTAAAACTTGCCCATGCCTTAGAAATGGTATTCATTACAAATTGCTGTGTACCATAGTTAAATGGCACATTAATAATTAACATATTTTGGCTGGCATAGTAGTTAATTTGCCAACCAAAGTTAATACCGTATAGCGTAGCAGCTTGAGAAATAGCGTAGTAAATCTTGTCAGTAAGGTTAACCCTAGGGTCTAGGCGACTAGACTGCAATGCAGAAGCCAAAGGCACTAAACCGTCTTGGGTTAATAATAGAATATCGCCAGAAAACTTATAAAAGCAGCGTCTTGCAAATACATAGCCTAATTGCCATACACCTTTAAGCGCCCATGTTGCAGCATCATTAGGGTCAGTACCGTTATAGACAATTACCTCGCCCATACTGGTTACAAACACAGCATAGTCATCAGCGCCTTGTCCAGCGTCAATAGTCCAAGTAGCCATAGCTTGAATAAAGCCACCGTTGCGTGCAATTCCACCAAATTCAAGGGGTTCTGCTACACCAGCAATAGAGTTAACTGGTAAATACCAGACTCTCATGCTATTTTCTTCGGTGAAATATAAGCGGTTTTTAAACAAATTGACACTAACAAATTTGTTACTATTTACACCAGTTATGGCGTAATTAATGCTATATGTGCCTTGAAAAGTAGCGTAAGTACCTACTGTGGTAGCACCTGTAATAGGTGCAGAAGCCATTATGTAGCTAAATTGCGTAGCACTAATAACAATCACATTGTATGTGCCGTTATAAGCAACAGGGACACATCCTGAAACTGTGACTACATCACCTGTTACTAAATCATGGTTTACAGGGGTTGTGACTTTGGCAATAATGCCTGTTTGCACATTGGTGCTAATTGTTTGGGCAACTATTACATAAGTACCAACCGTTGTGGCAACTGTTACAGGGGTAGTAGCCATTACATAACTAAACTGAGTGTCGTTTAGCCTAGTAATAATAAATGTACCGTTGTAATCTGCGGGAGTGCAACTAGATACAGTAATTTGATTGCCAGTTAACAAGCCATGTGCTGTAGCTGTAGTTACATTAGCTGTAGTCCCAACATTGGATATTGTAGACATTGTTACAGGGGTAACGCTATATGTTCCTACAACGGTAGCATCACCGCCTGGGTTAGTAGTTAAAGCATAGGTAAAAGTTGTAGCACTTTGCTTTGTAATGGCATAAGTACCGTTATATGCAGCAGGAGTAGCACCTGTTAC